CAGACGATATTGCATCCCTCAAAACTTTTAATAGACTCAGCGGTTGTGTTGGCAAGGCCCGCAAACAGGAACTGTGACCCGTTCTTAGCCCGGATCTCGGTCTGGAGCACCTCGAAGTAGGCTCCCAGCCCAAGGGACTCGATCTGGTCGGACAGCAGCCGGTGAACCGAATCCTTGATGGACTTCTGGATCTCACGGGTGCACAATATTCGCACCTTGGACCTCATAGCCAGGACCAGGAGTGCCCTAGCTACCCCCCAGGACTTCCCAGAGCCGCGCCCGCCGTGGATGATCTTGTAGCGCTTAGGCTGGAACAGAAAGTCCAGCTTCTCCGGGAAGTCCGCTTCAATCCTTGCCATCGGGCCGCTTGAAGTTGATGGTGATTGCCAGAGGGCCGCCCTCGGGGTTAGCCAGCGTTGCGTTGATCTCAGACGGGAGCACCTTGCCGATGAGTGCCAGGAACGGTCCGGGGTTGTTCTCTGCCTGCTCTCGGAGGTAGGTCTGCCCGCCTGCATCGTCCAGAGCACCAAGGATCATATCCTTCAAGGCCTTGGACACCTTGTTTGGGGTTCCCGGCGCTCTACCACCCAACTTTGGCTGTCCTTTGGGCCGTGCCATACTATACCTTTCTACTATGGTATTCCACCGTGCGCCGTGGAGCGTCACTCATGCTCACCACCCTCCGGGACACGAAGCCCGCTTATGCCATACAGCGCAAGGTTTAAGGCGTGTCTTTCCGGCGAATCTGTGATGAGGACGGCAGGGACCAGTGGGCAGTGGACGGAATGGCTCCCATCCGACCGGACGGTGTAGAGATCGCGGGCTAGGGCTTCATCGTGTTCACTCATAGACCACCTTGACCGGCTCGCATGGGACAGCCCGGTATTCCTTCTTGGCCCCGCATCCGTCGCATTGCTTGTGGCTGTGGGTCTGCTTGGTTCTGCCGCAGTAGTGGCACTTGAGCGTCTGGGCGGTTGGGCAGCCTAGGACGCTGAAGCCATACAGCATCTCGAGCCGGACTCTAGAGGCTGAGTTTAACTGCGCTTGGTTAGCCTGCCATTGTGACATCACTCCCATTGCCTCATATGGTGCGCCCATCACTTGACCTCTCGAATCTTGATTCCATGCACCCAGAGTAATAGCTTGCGTTTCACAATATAAAGTGGAGTCTTCATACCCTTCACATCCTCGCAGACGGGGTTCCCCGCCTTATCATTGTAAGTGAAATCCGAAAAATAGCACACATTCCGCTCCCCAGGCTGGGCCGGGATGAGTTCATACCTCACCTGTTCCTTGAGGTCGCTGATCTCCCCAGCCCGTTCCAGCATCTTAAGTTCTGCGGCTCTGGCAGCTTCCCGCTTGGATGCGTATCCGTTGGTCCGCTTGGCCCCGTATTTGTTCAAGGCATCTCCTTGGCTGTAAAGGTAATCCCCTGCTGCGCACCGATAGCATAGGCCAATTCAATGACCTGGGCCATCTCCTGGACGCTCATCTTGTGGGTTTGCTCCCCCAGAACCACAAAGCCACCATCAACGCCGGGAACTGCCCTTTGCCGCTTCAGCCCTGCGGTGATGACGGTCTTCCATTCCTCCCGGGTGAGCATCTCCCCATGCCAAGGCTTGGTGGTTAGCTCTGCCAATACGGCCCACATGAGGGCGTTCTGGCGGCTCGTTCGCTTCCCGCCTGGCCGGATCTCCACCAGAGACCCATCGGGGGCCTCCTGGACCGCCCTAAGGCAGTTCGCACGGGCAGGGTGCGGTGCTGGGGCGAGGGTGAATGTGATCCGATCACTCATTGGTGCAATGCCGACACGATATCGCGCTGGGTTAGATCATCCGGGGTGAACGCATGGGAACACTTCGGGCATACCCTATGGTCCCCTAGGGCGCGGAGCAGGGCGTGTCTGTAGTTCGACTCCCTGAACTCTGCGGCTAGGAGGTCATGGCTGTTCTGCATGTCCCGCTCCCGTAGTCTCTGGTTCATCGCTTCCAACTCTTCGATACGTTTTCCTTGGTTCACATGCCTCGGCTGTCCCATGAACACGTTGATGCAATACTCAAGATCACGCATCCCATAGTTCCAAAGCGATTTATCTATCATCGCATACTTCCCTGTTTGTCTATCACGGACACGGTGCCAACCCTCACGGTAAGCCATTTCGGTATCTGAGAATATCCATGGGTCTATCATTGTTTCAACCCCTCTTAAAGTTTTTCATCGGATTCGGATGCCGGGGTGAATTGGACCCAGAGCTCTAGCGCCATCCGCTGCATTACTCCCTCGGTCATGCGAACCAAGGGTGACTTGTCGGCAGCGGCCTCCTCGAGCATCCGGTCAAGCTTGCCCTCGTAATACAATGCGCTCTTGATGGCTTCGCGAATGAACGCCGTCCGGGATTGATCGCCTCGCACCTCGTCAATCGCGGCAAGCATAGATCCTGGGAGCCTGATATGCGCAGGGACGGGGGGATCTGGGTTGTAGTGCCGGTTGCTGTTGACCTTTTCGCTCATTTCGCCTCCTCAAGCATGGCTTGGACCTTGGCTAACAGTTCGATCTCTGTCCCGTGTTGCGCTTCCCAGGCGCGTGGGCCTGCGTGGTATGCCTCCCCCATTCGTCCTAGCCGATGATGGATCGGGCACAACGGAATGACCTGGAAGTGTGTAGCCCGCTGGCTTGCGCTAAAGTGCATCCCGTCTTTGGGATCGCGCCGGATGTGGTGGATCTCGGCTTCAACCTGAAACATTCCGCCCATTCCATGCCTGCCGCAGATGATGCATCCCAGGGCGGCAACCCTGTCGAGGTGGTCCTGTTCGGCCTTGGTCATAGCCCACCGTTGAAATCTTCGTATCCAAGCCCGGGTTGGCATGGCTGGGGTTCTGGTTCGGGCTCAAATAGCCGTTGCTTGCTCTGCTCTACGGCATGAGCGATGCGTTTGCAGGCGATCTCGAAATACTTGGGTTCTCGCTCGACACCTATGAATGAACGGCCTTCCTGCATGGCCGCAACCCCGGTGGTACCGGAGCCCATGAATGGATCCAGGACCGTATCCCCTGGGTTTGTGAAGTCGCGCACGAAGTCTGTGAACAGGGCAAGAGGCTTTTCTGTTGGGTGCTCAGTCTTCCCGCCTCCCTTTGGGTAGGACCAGAAGGCATGTTTCCCGCCTCCGTTCCACCTTTTCTTCCCTGGCCTATGGCATATAGCTACGGCTTCCCATCCCGTCCCTGGGCGGTCACCAGTGGACTGAGGAGCACCGTCAGGCTTGCGCCATATTCCAAAACGGACCAGTAAACCAGCGTCATCCAACGCCTTAATGAATTTCCATTCAGACGTGAAGACAACCCACGTTTTGGCGATAGAGACCCACTCCTCAGCCATCTCGACCGCCTCGGGTTCAGTGATCCCAGCGAATCCCAACGCCTGCCCGGCAGGCGTTCCATCCCGAAGTGTCACGCCACCAAGGTGTCCCGCGTGTGTCGCGTCCTCCCCATAGGGAGGGTCTGTAATCACCGCGTCCACCTTCGGGAGCGCGGGCAGGATGTCCCGGCAATCCCCCAGGTATAGCGTAGCTGGTCCGATTTCCACTCGTTTAAAGGTCATAGCTACCACCCCCGCCTAGGTGCTGCGTCCTGATATGGGTCCGTTTTCCGAGTCACTTCCTCATACCGGCAATAACCCCCTTGGAAGTCTAGGGTTATCTGGGCCAACTCGCCATCCCGGTGTTTGGCGATGATGAGTTCAGCGGATCTATCAGGCTCGGAGTCAGGCATCTGGGGCTTCGGCTTCCTGTGTATGAACATCACGATATCTGCATCCTGCTCCAGGCATCCTGAATCACGGAGGTCGGAAAGGATTGGCTTCCGGTCTGCCTTCTCCACTTCCCGGTTGAGCTGTGACAGGACCACCACGGGGCATCCGGCATCCTTCGCCAGCCGCTTAAGCGCATTCGAGATTGCCCCGATGCGCACAGCTTCCGACTGCCCCCGGGAACCCGCATCGCTGGACACCAGACCCACATGATCGACTACCACCAGGGCAGGGACCTCACCCATGCGGGTTGACTGTCTTAAAACGTGAGAACGGATCTCATTGACGGTGATCGAGGCGTTATCGTTGATGTGGATCGGTAGCCCCCGAACGGTGTGCAGGGCGTTGGTGAACAGCCCCCGCTGATCTTTCGTCATCCGGCGCTCTTTCACGGCCTTCTGGGGGACGGACCCCACATTGCAGGCCATCCGGCGCAGGAGTTCCTTCGAGCCCATCTCCAAACTAAAGAAAAACACAGGCCCCGCCTTGGCGATCCCAAGCACCCAATTCAAGGCTAAGGCTGTTTTCCCGATGCCGGGCCGTGCGGCAATGATGATGAGCTGCCCAGGTTGGAGCCCTTGGGTCACATCGTCCAGCCTTTGGAACCCGGTGCGAAACCCAGGGGCAACGTCTGAGTCTAGGTCTGCCATAACCTGATCGGCGCAGCCCCCAACGTGCAGCAGCCCCACCTTCTTGGCGTCCACGGAGATAGCGGCGAGGCTTTCGGTAGCTCGAGCGGCAACATCCTCTGGGGATTCCCCGCCCTGGCCTTCTCGGATCAGAATTGCCCCCAGTTTGATGAGTTCCCGCCGCTTACGGTGCTTCCCTAACATGGAGACAAGGCTCATGGGCCGGTCAACGTCCCCGAAGTTGAGGGTGTCAACGATCCCTTGGAAGCCTCCAACGTGCCCAAGGCTCCCGGATTCCTGGATCTCATCCCGCAGGGATACCGCGTTGACCTCTTCACCCTTGGCTGAGAGTTTGCGGGCCGCTCCTAGGATGATCTTATAGCCCGGGTGCATGAGGTCATCGTCACGGAGGACCGCCAGGCACTCGGCAAGCTCACGCTCTGCCCCAGGG